CCCGTAGACATCAACGGTCAAACCTCCAACCTGATTGAGAACATCTCTGGCGCTAGCGCCGGTGTGAACACTCTTCACCTGCCTGGCACTTTGCAGGACTTCACTGCTGAGTACGCCTTGAATTGGGCGTCCCGTACACTGTACGACCCCAGCGCTCAGATTGCTCGCGCAAGTGGTAGCACAAGCCTCGCAGATGGTACAGCCATTATCACAGTGGAAGACCACGGTCTGCGTGATGGTCAAAACATCTTCTTTACAAACACCATCAGCACCTTCAACGCTACAACCACAACTCCCCTGATCCGTCCAACCACAAAGAGCGTTTCTCGCCCCTACGTGGTGAAAACCCTCACAACAAGCACCTTTGTAATCGCCCCCTCTTTGGCAGACTACGCTGCTGGTAGCTATGTTTCCTACGGAACGGGTCTGAGCATCACGAGTCATCCTAGCACTTTCTACACAGAGATCCTGGGCCGGAGCGTCAACTCCATCACCGCAGCGACTCTTACCACGTTGCCCATGATTCGTGGACGGAAATACGGTTTCGACACCTCTTCCATCTTCAACGTTTCTTTGTCAGCTGCTGAAACTCCTGGAACTCTCCCGGTAGTGGGGCCTACGACCCGCATTTTCCTGAATAACTCCTCCACCGTTCTCGGTGAGGCTCAAATCAGTGCCTGGGGTGAAGATCTGACAGTGTCTTCCAAGTGCGGATACCTACCTTCTCTCCTTGGTGTGACACCGACTCTGTCTCCGGTTGTTTCCACCAACAACGCTTACTGCGTGCCGACTGTGGATCAAAGCTTCCAATCGGAAGCCTATCTCGTACCGTCGATCGACTCAATCGAAGCCGGGGACTATGACCCCACCGCACCAGGCACACTTGGCCCCGCAACTGCAGCGACCATCGGCATTAACGTGGCTCCTGGTGTTGCTCCTGGCACTTACAACGATGTGTCGATCGAGCCCAGTGGTGTCTCTATCGCCACAGGTGCTAAGGCTACCCTGGTTGTAGACGCCACCAACAGCATCACAAGCATCACCTTCACCAGTGGTGGACAGAGTTACTCTGTTGGCGAGGCTGTGTCAGCTCCTGACTTCAGCGACGGGACCGCTACCTTTACAATCTCCTCAATCGATGACGCTGGCGGTAGCCTCACCTCTGTCAGCACCTATGCTAACGACTGTGGCCTCTTCTCCGGCATGTCAGCCTCTAACCTGGAGGTGCTTAAGTCCCAGTTCCCCGGCACCTACATGAATGTCGTAAATAGCGCTGGTACAGCACCCGGTGGGGAACCTGTTGTGGTAGGTGACCGCATCGCTCTGACTTACAACGATGGCACCTACGACTGGGTGATTGTTCCTTCCGACGCCAACGGCGGCGATTTGTCGACCGTGGCCACTGTGCTTTACGGTTCCCAGGTTGAGCTGACTTTCTCCCCAGAGCAAGCTGTCCCCAGTAACCTCTGGCGCTTTGACGCCATCACCTCCACCGAGATCATCAGCGATGCTCTCCGTGGTATTGGCTTCAACGGTACACCTCAGGCTGAGCTGGTCGAGGCTGGTGTTGACAATGTGAATCGCCTCCTGGAAGATTCACAACGTTACTCCAACCCCTTCGGCTTTATTGCTTACTATGGTCCATACATCGAGAACGGTGCTGGTCAGTTCATTCCTCCGTCACCTTATGTGACCGGTGTGGCTCTCCGCCGCTACCGCTCCGAGGGCTACCAGTTCCCGCCCGCTGGCGTCAAGTACCAGCTGGCTGATGCTGTGGCTGCTCAAATCCCCGTCAACTCGGCTCAGCAGAACCTGCTGAATCCTAAGGGATGTAACGTGGTTCGCACACTGCCTGGCTATCCTGACACTGCTGTGTACATTTGGGGCGGTCGGACCCGTCTGGGCAACCCAGACGACGCACAACAGAAGTTGTATCAGTTTGTCAACACTCGCGTTATCCTTAACGTGGTCTATGGCTCACTGCGCAACGCATTCGACAGCCAGATTTTCAATGCGATTGATGGCTTCGGTGTAATCTTCAACCAGATCATCTCGGTCGGTAACAGCATCCTGAACCAGCTCTACATCCGTGGTGCTCTGTTTGGTGCTCGCCCGAGCGATGCCTTCCAAGTGATTTGCGATGAGCGAATCAACTCCTCTGAGGATCTGGAAAACGGCATCGTGAATGCTAAGGTCTTTGTAACTCCAGTGCCTACATTGGAGCGCATTCAGATCGACCTTATCCGCGTTGCTATCGGCAAGATGCAAGAGGAGCTGGACATTCAGGGCCTCAGTAACCGGTGATTTTAACAGAGAGTCAAATGTACAGGGACCTAAACCTCCGGATCCCAGACTCTCTTTTCTTTCATCTGGAAAAACAAGCGGAGGAGCAGGGTGTTTCCCTTGAAGCATTCTGCTTTTCCCTTTTGTCCGGAGAGAAACAAGAGTCCCTTGCGGATCCAAACTATTATCAATCGATGACCCTTGGCGACTTGCGCAAGGAAATCCGAAAAGTCGTTGAAAGCGACTTGACAAAAGAAGAAGTCAGAAAACGGGTGAATACGATAGAGTTTCAAATTTCCCGCAGATACATCCGATGAGTGATCCAACGATTCTGTCCCCTACGGTTCGGGGTTTGACTTATCCTTTGACTGTGGTCAATGGCAACCTGGCAACCAGTTCCGACTACGCCACTGTGACTCAGCAAATTCGCAGCGTCGTGGAAACTCGTTACTATGAGCGGGTGATGCGTGCGGAATACGGCATCGGGGACTATGTGCTGGAGGTTCTCGATCCTGGCCAGATCAACTCCGCCATTCAGTACAGCGTTCTGCAAAATGTGCAAGGGTTGACCGACTTGTCGGTGACCGGTAATTGGCGGTCTCAGGGTGAAGACGGTATCTACAAGGTCTTCATTCAGTATTCAATCAACGGGCAACCTCAGCCTCCCCTCAACTTCACCCTGGCGAACTAACCGGGTAAAACTAACCAACTAGGCAACGCACGAGAATTGGATGGCGCAACGATTTAAGACAGCACCAGTCCCCTCAGGTGAGGTTGCTCGTTACACGAGTGACCCGTATAATCTATCGTCCATCTACATGTTTGGTAGTTCCTCTCCCTTCACAGGGCAGGGGAACACTATCGTGCGTCCCAACGATGACCTCCTTATCCAGAAGGGTGGCAACCGGGCGCTCGTTGTTTATCAGCGTCTTCTCTATGATGAGCAAGTGCAATCTTGCTTCCGCAAGTTGCTACAAGAGGTAACTTCCCGTCCGTGGTACGTTCAGCAATATTCCGACAAACCTGGTGACCTTGCAGTGCGCGACTTTGTCGCAGAGGTCCTGGAGGAAATGCCCCTAGACGAGATTTATGTGGGCATGGCTGAGTCTCTGATCACAGGTTTCTCGGTTGGGGAAATCATGTGGAAGAAAACTAAACGCGGTGTCATACCTTTTGACGTTCGAATGCGCGATCAACGCCGTTTTGTTTTCCAGGAGGAGCAGGATGCAGTCAACGGCTTCACAATGCGTTGCCTCACCTTCAACCGAATGTTCGAAGGTGTGGAACTCCCTCAAAGGAAATTCATCGTCAATCGCTACTGGGTTTCTCACAATGGCGACCCATACGGTGCTGCTCTCGGTCGCATTCTTTATCCTCTTGTCAAGTTTCGGCGCCGTGCCATCGAATCTTACGTCCTCTACGGCGACCGTTACGCGACGCCGACAGCTGTTGCAAAGGCACCGCTCTCTGCGAGCACACGAGAGCTGGATACTCTCTACGGCCATCTATCCAATCTCTCCCAGGAAACCGCAATGATTCTGCCGGAGGGTTACGAGCTTGATTTCGTAGTACCCTCTGGCTCCCCTGAGGTCTTCAAGAACCTCATCGAGTATATCGACAAAGAAATCTCCCTCGTCATCTGTGGAGAGAACGAAGCAGGCCAAGCCGAGTCCGGATCTCGCGCTTCCTCTCAAGTGGCCAACACCGTGCGTGTGGTGAGGGCCAGCGAGCTTTCGGAAGCTCTCTCCCACACCCTGACACAGACACTGGTGCGTTGGATCGTGGATCTGAACTTCGGTGTAGACGTTGCCGCACCGGTTCTGACCCGCGAGTTCCGTATCGAGGAATCTCCCCTCACAATGCCTGACGTTTCTCTCCTGATTCAGTCGGGCTACACTCCTCGCAAGGAGTGGATCGAACGTCACTTCCGTGTGGAGTTGGAAGAAAAAGAGGCGGGCGAGAGTGAAGAAGCAGCCACCCAATACGATCCACAGCAAGATCAAGACCTATTTGGATCCATTTTTGGGGACGAAGGGGAACAAGCAGCCGCGCAAAATTTAGAAGCTGCCGCAAATGTAATGGACATGCCTGCTGGCGCTGCCCCCGAAGAAACCCAGTCCGACTCGGTGAGCACACCCGACGTAGAAGAGCAACTAGATAGCGTTGCAAGCAAAGCCGCCGCAAAGGCGATTCCCGAAAGCGATCAATGGATTACCGATGATGAAATTGAGCGATTGCTAGGTAGCATGGAAAGCGAAGAGGAGCAACCCGCAAAGAAACCCTTCGGCAACCAAATCATCACCGAAGACGAAGCCGTCGAGATGGATCGCAAGTAGGGTAAAAACTGAACAATGGGTCACTAATAAACACGGTGTTTCAAAAACGTATTCACGTCTTCAAAGCAGGTGATCAGACCTCCGCTCAAGGTGTCCAGAGGCATTTCTCTGAAAAAGACCTTGAGCAGGTGGTCAAAACTTACGATCCCTCAATCCATGAAGCTCCCCTGGTGATTGGTCACGCAGGCGACAATGACAGCCTCCCTGCCTATGGCTGGATCAAAGGATTCAGTCAGCAAGGGGGCAATTTGTATGCCGACGTGGCCTTTACCGACACAGCCAAGGATCTGGTGAAAGACGGGCATTACCGTAAGGTTTCAATCTCTTTCTACTCTCCAGATTCCGCCATCAACCCACACAAGGGAAAGTGGAGCGCACGACACCTGGCCTTGCTGGGGGCTTCGCCTCCGGCCGTAAAGGGCTTGGAACCCTTTACATTTGCTGAAATGGAGGGAGTCTACGATTTTGCCGTAGCTCTTGCCCCCTCTGACATCTTTGATGAGGAACTCGGACCCACACTCATTGTGGAAAAGAGCCCTCTCGAAATGCTCCGAGAGAAGCTTGATGAAGTCCGAGAGGATGTGTCAAGTGCGGTAAAAGATCTCCAAGGCAACCAACAAGCACAACCTACCGAGGAACTGGAAGAGGTTACAACGTCATCCGTGACGGAGCAACCCGAAGCCGCTCAAATGGCTAACCCAGATGCTCCACAATTCAAAGAAACCAGCAAACACGTGGGTCGCGAAGGAACTGAAATTTCTCAGCAGACGGCTGACCTCGAAACTCAATTTCCGGAAGAGGAATTTATGGAAAAAGGAAAAATCAGCCGGAAGCACGAAAAGGGTGCCCACGGCCAAGTGATGCAAGTCGTAGAAAACGTCTACGAAGAAGCACACAAAGAATCTACCGATGAGCGCAAGGCTGCTGCTGATCGTGCCTTCGAAGCCAAGCGCTTGAAGAAAGAAGGCAAAGATGAAGAAGCCAAAGAAGTGAAGCGCTTTGGCAAAGAAGAAGACAAGCTCATCAAGGAAGCCAAGCATTCCGAAGATGACATGACCGACTCTGGCGTCATGAAGCGCCACGGTGGTGACGGCGGCCCCGACACTTCCGATCACGCTGAAGATGAGTTCGGCCGCTATGAGACCGCTCGTTCCGACTCCGACGGCTATGTCGACCGCATGAAGACCGGTAAAGCCGGTGCAGATGCTCGCACTGGCCGCATGCACACTGCCAAGAGCAGCGAGCAAGACGAAGATCGCATGCACACCGCCAAGAGCGCTGAACAGAGCGAAGATCGCATGAAGACCGCCAAAGACGGCGAGTTCGGCAAGGGCGACACCGGTCGCTGGGCTGGCCAGGAAGATGGTTACGATCAAGTGACCAACAACGACCAGTATGATGCTGGTAAAGAAGATTATCCCGAAGGCAGCCGCCCCGAGGAGTCCACTGGCACCGACCCCTACGGTCGTAAGGAAACCGCCACCAAGATCCCCGTGGAAACAGAGGAAATGCCTGACAACGAGGTGTTCGCCGTTCAGACTCAAAACGTCATGAGCGACAAGAACATGCGCGTTCTGCGTCAAACCTCCAGCCAAGGTCGCGAAGCCCTGAAAGGCGGTCCAATCCCCGCTTTCGCTGAGCCCCAGGCCGACGAAATGACCGGCGATGACGGTGTGACCACCGCCAAGAAGGGCATGACCGACGCCAAGACCGTTGAGCACGGTGAAGGCGCTGGCAAGCCTTCCAAGGACAAGCAACTGGTTCCCGGTGCTATGGACAGCATCGACGACCCCGCAGAGACCGTGGGTCCTGGCGGTGCCTTCGCTGAGTCCTACAAGGGCGAGCCCAAGTCCAAGGACAAGCTGCTGACCCCCGGTGCCATGGACGAGGCCGACGAGGCTGCTGAGACCGTGGGTCCTGGCGGTGCCTATGCTGAGGGCAAGGCTAGCAAGAGCAAGCAGTTGACCCCTGGCGCCATGGACACCGTGACCGATCCCGCCGAAATCACCAAAAAGTCTGGTGGCGTCTATGCTGAGGAGCACGGTGAGAAGAAGGATCCTTACACCAAGACCGGCTTTGGTTCTACCTACGAGGCAGGTGAAGGTGAAGGCGACAGCGGTGTGGATGAGGGCGAAGAATCCTACAACGAATACTCCGTTGACCATTGCGGCATGGATTACGGCATGGGCTCCATGAGCCAGGCTGCTCCCGTGGGCATGGGCATCCGTGAGATGGCTGAAGAGCTGGCCAACCTCAAGCGTCAGTACGCTGAGCTTGAGAACCGCAACCGCATGGAAAAAATGAACTTCCGTCGGATGCAAATGGCTGAGGCAATCGGCCACATGTACACCGAAGGTCGCCTGACCGACGGCATCATGCCCGAGCAAGAGCTCCTCTCCTACGTGGAAGGCCTGGAGTTTGGCACTCTGGAATTCTCCGAGGGCGAAACTGCTGCCACCAAACTGCTCACCCTGCTGAGCAAGCTGCCTCCGATGGTCTCCTTCGGTGAGGTTGCCGGTGGTACGTTCCAGTACTCGGAAATGGAAGACCTTGACCCGCACTCAAAAGCCTTGAAAATGGTCGAGGAATCCAATGGAGAACTCGATTATGTTGAGGCGTTGAAGCGCACAATGTTCTCCTGAGGTGAATGATGGATCTCCTTTCACTCGTTAGTTTAGCGACCAAGAGGAGATCCGATTTCTTCTCCCAAGCCAAAACTCTCGCTCGAAAATACAAAGAGCAGCCTCGTCTGGAAGAGCGGATGAAGGCAGAGTCCCTTGGCCTTGTGAAGGGATTGCGTGACAAGTTGATGCGTTGGGAAGAGTACGAACGAACAGTTCTGGACAAAACCCTGGTATCTGCCCTTGCCGCGTGCATCCTTGGCATCAAAGACGACGCAACTGATCGGAAGTTGGAAAAGTGTTGGCCCATTATCGTGGGCGACATGCTCCCGCCTCTCACAAAGTTTTTAGCAGAGACTAAAGAATACATTGACTCTGGTGTACTCCGCCTTGGAGACCAAACTGTAGACTTTGCAGACTATAACCTCCTGGGCGCAATTCCCGGAGCAATCGAGCTCGGCGTTGACGAAATCGAAGGCATCAATCCCGAAGAGGAAGGTGTTGAAGAAGCTTCTCAACGACGAGCACAAGGAAGAAGCTGGCCGGCTCTTGCCGACAGAGTTTCACGCTACCTTGCTACTCCTACGTTTGCCTTTTACAACCTGGGGCAATACATGGTTGCCCAAGACCAGGGATTCAAGGAAATGCGCAGGGTAGCTAGAGACGACAAGAGAACTTGTATCGATTGTCGCAACTATGACTCCCAAGGCTGGACCCCCATCGGTGAATTACCAATGCCGGGTAAAGGCTGCCGGTGTTATGACCGTTGCCGCTGCTTCATTGAGTATCGGTAGTTGCTGTTGGGGTAAAACCTACGTAGCAAAACAAACTAAATGGCAACCTACCACATCCATCATATCGTCCCCCGGCATGCTGGCGGGACCGATGACCCGGATAACCTTGTCAAGGTGACCGTTGAAGAGCACGCCGAGTTACACTTTGCCCGCTATCTTCAATACGGTGAAATGGGCGACTGGGTGGCTGCCAACACTTTGTCAGGTCAGATGACCCAAGCTGAAGCTATTGCTGAGGCCCGGAGAGACTGGATCGAAAGGAACCCAAACCATCACTCTGAGGCAGGCAGAAAAGGGGCAGCAGCTCGCAACTTGTTAGGGGTGACTCAGAAGGTGCGAGACCAAGCTCGAATACTTGCAACTGACCTCGGTAAGAAACCCTGGTGGAACAACGGACTAAACAACAAAAGGTCTTACACATGCCCTGGAGAGGGCTATGTCCCTGGGAAACTACCTCATGGCAAGCATAAACGGACTTACACTCAATGTCCACATTGCGGCATGTCCTGCAACTTGTCAAACCTCTCTCGACACATTTTGTCGAAACACTTTTGAAGTCCATTACTATAGGATAAAAACATGGCAACCAATGCTGCACCTTGTTACGGCAAACAGTACATCCGTTATGCCGAAACCTTCGAAGCCGCTGTTGACGTCGAAGTAGGTTCCCCCGCTGAGGCCTTTGCTGGCACCACCGTGGGCGTGGCCGAAGTGGGCGAACTGCGTGTTGTGACCTTCGTGTCCAGCGCCGGCCCCAACGTGGCTGCTCAACCCGACGCTCTGGCTCCCGCTAACTGGACCGGCCTTATCTCCGGTGTTAACCAGGCCTACATGCCGACCGCCCTGGCTCAGCCTTACACCGCTCGTCAGCTGACCGTCGCTACCAGCGGCCTGCTGCTGATTGAAGTGGATCCTGCTTCTGCTGCTATCAACATCAACACCCCTCTGCAGGTGAACACCGCTGGTCAGGCTGTTGCCGCTGGCACCGCTGTGAACCTTGACGGCACCACCCCGATCGTGCGTGAGAACGTGACCATCGGCGGCCGTCGTCTGGCTCTCGTTTCCTTCGCCTGATAACTAAGTGGCTGGGCATCTTCTGGAGTAAGTCCCAGCCCTGGTTCGAACCATTTGAAGACAAAGATTACGGAGACTTCCTCCCATGATGAACCTGCAACAAACCTATGCAGGTGTAGATCCTATTCTGACTACACTTGCACAGGGTTTCATGCTCCCGGCGACCAATATCGCCAACTTCATTGCCCCGGTGGTGGACACCCCGACCCGTGCTGGTCGGATCCTGCGCTTCGGCAAGGAGCAATTTGCCATTAACGACTTCCGTCGTGCATATGGCACCAACATTCCTTACGTTCAAAGCCGTTACGACTCGGAGCCCTATGCTCTCGAGCAAGAAGTGGTGGCTTGGGAACTGCCGGAAGAAGTTATCGAGAACGCCGGTGAAGGCCCCGCTCAGGTTGACCTGCGTGCGATTGAAACTCGCAACGCAATGTCCCGCCTGATGAACGCCTATGAGTACACCGTTTCTCAGGCTGTTACCGTTAGCGCTACCTACAACCCTTACGAGCCGAACACCGGTGCCGGTGCTCAGGACGGTCTGGGTTTCACCAGCTGGACCACCTTCAACACCGCTTACGGTGCTGCTTCTGGCC